AATTCTATTATTTGAAATCTTATATAGATTCACGTAATGTTGAAAAAATTAAATTTGTTTTAACATTAATGAATATATCTAGGACTATTCAACCCCGAAAGGGAGAGAATATTCCTATAGATTTCTCTTCTATTACTGATGGACCCAAACACAGATTTAAAACTGTGCCAGGATTCTTCATTAAAGAATTTATAAAAGAATTTAATATTAAAATGGATTTACCTGTATTTAATACTGGAAATTTCTTTATTAATCTAAAAATGGGACCTCATGGCCCTAGCGTTCTTTCAATAACAGAAACTGTTAAATGATTGAATGCTCGGCAATTGAAGTATATCCATGATTTAGTTGGTAAAGAATTCTTTGTTAAATACATTGGTCCATTTTATTCATTTATGAAACACAATGATATATCTTTACCTAGTGGAAAAGATGACAAACCTATTAAGTTTGATCATCGTAACACAGGAAGATTATCTATTGTTAAAGATCCTGAATGTAAAATGAGAGTTATAGCCATTTCTGACTATTTTACTCAATTTACTTTAAAGCCTATACATGAGAAATTGATGAAAATTTTATCAAAATTACCATGTGATAGAACTTTTACTCAAGATCCTTTTCATAAATGAGAAGGAAATGATCCTTTCTATAGTCTTGACTTATCAAGTGCTACAGACCGTTTCCCGGTTCATTTACAACAAAAATTATTATCTTATATGATTAATCATCATTTTAAGAATATAATTGGAAGTTATAGATGAGCTGAATGTTGAAAGAATTTGCTTACAGAAAGAAATTTCTCCTATGAAGGTAAAGACTACAGATATTCTGTTGGTCAACCTATGGGAGCATATTCTTCCTGAGCAGCTTTTACATTAACTCACCATTTAGTAGTACAATTTTGTTCATATAAAAAGGGTAAATTCCCTTTTAATAATTACATAATTCTTGGTGACGATATTGTTATAAAAGACAATAAAGTTGCCTGAGAATATATGAAATTTATGAATAAATTGGGTGTATCAATTTCTATGCATAAGACACATGTATCTAAAGATACGTATGAATTTGCTAAGAGATGAATACGCCAATTACCAGATGGAAGATTTAAGGAATTATCCCCGATACCACTTAAAGGTATTGCTTCTAATATAGATAATCCATTTATAGTTTTTACTATATTTTTTGATTACTTTATTAGTAAGGGGAATCTGTACTTGAGTAAGAGAAACATTGTTAGTTTAGTAGTTAGGTTATATAATAATCTAACTTTTAAATATTATGATAAAAGAAAACTTGTTAAACAAGTTACTTTTAATTCTAAATATTTAAGAGCTAAATTAAATATGTTGAATCTTAGTATTAGATTCAGTATGGGCCTTATCACCGATTGTCAAATGAGAAATTATTTGGCATGAAGTTTTAAGGAACATGACTGGTATCCAATACCAAGCTCAAGTACAATCCTTAGAGAGGAAACCCTAAGGGTACTTGGTATTAGTATAATACCCGCAATCCATTCTGGAATGGATTCAATATCTAAACTTCAAAGAAGATTTGCTCAATATTGAGCATTATCATTCAATGAACCAAAGAAATTGGATCTATTCCCGTTGTTTCACTCAATTAATAACTGAGCAAAACAATTGGAGGCATTTTTAAAATTAATTGAAACAGGTCAAACTGAAAAGATTACTCTTTTTAATTTGTACAAGTTAATTAATTTTATAGATCTTAACGAAATCCTTGTGTGGGATCGGAATTATCATTCCAATCTTGCATTTGGAGGTAAGTTATGATCTAATGCTAGAATGTTGATTAAGGATACAACTCTTAACACATTTTTATATGATGTTAAGGGTTATCTTCCAGAACACTTCGAGGATGTATTTACATTGCAATACAACCTTGGTAGGTTCTTGAAGTATACTAAGACTATAGAGGAGAGGACTATTAAACCTATGCACCCTAAACAGGTGGAACAGTTTAAGAGTCTTGCCTTACGCCATGGTTATGCATTTTTAGCTTAAAGCTAGTTAATGAAAACTCACA